ACTCATGGCGCAAGGCAACCGACGAGGCAAAGCGTGAGCGCGGCAAGGCAGAAAGCGCCGTCACTGGCCTGTCCGAACAAAAACTGGACGCGATCATTGGCACTGTGAACGCCACCGCCGAGCGGGTGGTGGACATGCAGGCTGATATTGCGGTGATCAAAGATCGAGGAATGAAGCGATGAACCCCCATATCAAAACCCTGCAAGCCGCCCTTGGCCTTAACGCGGATGGCAAGCGCGGCCCCGTGACCACGGCGGCAATTCTGGAAGCCGCCGATGCTGGGCGGTTGACGCTGGTGCCAGCGGTCGCAACGCCCGATCTGCCATGGGTCGCAGAAATGCGCGCCGTGTTTGGCCTGCACGAGGACCGCGACAAGGCCAAGCTGTCGGCATGGCTGAAGTCGGATGGCCGCACGTTGGGCGATCCAACCGCGCTGCCATGGTGTGGCGATGCAATGGAAACCGCGATGCGCCGGGGCCTGCCTGATGAGCCGATGAATGACGGCCTGTCGCAAAACCCCTACTGGGCGCGGAACTGGGCGATGTTTGGCCGCGCCGCCAAGGGGTACGGCTCTATCGGTGTTTTCGAACGTGGCCCCAAATCCGGCCATGTCGGCATTCTGGTGGGTGAGGATGCGGATTGCTTCCACGTCCTTGGCGGCAATCAGGGCGACAGCGTGAGCATCACCCGCATTGATAAGCGCCGCCTGCTGGCCGCGCGCTGGCCTGTGACGTGGACGCATGATCCGGCACTGCTGCCAAAGCTGACCGCCACCGTCGCCAAATCCACCAACGAATTCTAAGGAGCTAAAGCCATGAACACCGAAATCGCCCGTCTCGCCCGCCACGTTCTGCCGCCCGCGATTGCCTATGCCGTCGCAAAAGGCTGGGTGCCCGCCGATCTGCAACAGCCGCTGATTGAGGCCTGCATTGCTGTTGGTGCCGTTCTGGCCGCGCTGTTTGCCAGCCGCAAGCGGGATGCTGCGCGTGGGTAGGGCACCTGCTTTGTGCAATCTGCAAACAAGCCCCATCCGGTTCCCGCCGGGTGGGGCTTTTGTCATTTCTGGGGCCAGTCCTCTGGCCGATATCCGGCGATGTAAGCTTTGAGCAGCAGGATCACCGAGCGGTTGGGCTGTATTTTGCCCGCCAAAATCTCGCTGATCCGGCTCTGGCTGCCATAGCCCAGCATCATCGCGGCGTCTGTCTGGCTGAGGCCGAGGGTGTCAAGGGCGGCGCGGATTTCTTCGGGGGTCATGCTGCGATATCCCGGTGACGCCCTTGCGCGGCATCCCAAATCATCCACTCGGCAATCGCATCCCGCGCCGCAATCAGTCGGGCGGGCCGCATCATTCAGAGATCACCTCAAAATCCGTGCCCCCTTCTATCTCCTCGATCATTCTGGACGCAGCGCGGCTGGTCAGTTTCATGCCGCCCCAAACCTCATTCTGGCGACCCGCCGCGAAAATAAGATCGACGAGGCGTTTGATTTGCTTTTCGCTGGCCCGGTCAACGCAATGCGCAGCGCATTGGCGCAGGCAGCCAGACAACTCTTCGCGGGTCGTGCCAGCCGTGTCGGCGGCAGCGCGGGCCTCCTCGCGGTCCGCATCGCTTTCGTCGGTCAGTGCATCAATTTTTGCAATAAATGCGGCGGCGTCTTCCAGCGTCATATTCATTTCTGCGGCGGCAGCTTGGATGCGGTTCATTTGTCTCACTCCTCTGTTTCTGATCCATGGGACCCGTTTGCATAGGTATGTTATACGCTAAACGTATTTTTGATGCAAGCGGAAAAGATACGTTTAGCGTAATTATTTTTGCGCCACGCCAACCCAGATAGCACCTCAAAACTTTGCACTCGCATCGTAACCCGTTGATTCACATGGGGCTGAAATTATTGCATTTTTCCCGAATTTGCCTGCGATTACAACAAAAGCGCCAGACCTCCCGGGATCGCCAATGCGCAAAATCAGGCGGATTTATCGTGTGAAATCCGCAGGATAGTGCGCTCCTCTCGTGGTCTTGCAGTATGCGGTTGTTGTAATCCCATAGATGCAACGGGCCTTTTCTTGATCTGGTCTCTGTGGCACGAAGGCGCGCCAACTTTAATCGCCACATGATCAACCTAATCATGCCTTGGCCTCCTTCATGCGGGCGAGGGCTGCGAAAGCGAGTGACATTCGGTAAATGTCAATCTGTCTGATCATGTCAGCATGATCGGCGCTATTGGTTTCTGCGCTGCTTTGTTTTTGCCAAACCGTCTGGTTTCCTTTCAGACAACAATCCCTGACGGTCAGGAGTAATCCGTCTGTGCCGTAGCCAAACCCTTGCACTTGACCAAGGCGGTCGTCATGTGCGCGCATCCAATCCACCAGCCCCGCCACGTCTGCCGCTGGGGTGGCGGTCAGGGCGCGCAGCTTGGCGACGATCTGCGTTTTTTTGGACAGGTAGTGTCCCGGCATTTCGTCGTCCAAGATAGCAATCGCATCGTCGAGGATGATCAGGTCATTAACTGTTGGCGTCAGTTGTTCCGGGGTCATGCTTCTTCTCCACATGTGTCGCAATAAAGCCCATCGGCTTGGCACAGGACCATCATGCCTTTGCACGGCTTGGGCTTGTATCCGCGAGGCATTCTTCATCCGGTTCAGGATAGCGCCCACAGGTCTGGCCTTCCTCTGCGCCGATGCCGTCGCTGTCGTCGGGACCGGAAATCTTCCATATGTCATATCCGGTGATATTCATCCCTCACCCCCTTTGCTGGTGAGGGCGGCGCGGGCGATGTTCCCACAATCATCAAGCAACTCTTCCTTAGGCTTCCACGCCAGCCCGCCGTAACGCTTCCCTGTGGTAAAACTCCATGCGTCTTTGTAAAACCCAAGCGCCTCCCGCATCCGCGCCACCTCATCCCGCAGGGCGGCGGCTTCGGTTTCGGCCTTCTCGGCGCGGGTTTTTCCGGCTCTTGCCGCAGCATGACCAAAGGCCATTGCATCATCCCGTTCCCGCAGTGCCGCGTCACGTTCGGCGGCGAGGGCTTGTATCATGTTTGCCATGCGGTCAGGCCAAAGTGCAGGAAGCCAGAATGCTATGCGGCGCAATGGGGCAACCATTGCGTCAATCGCTGCGTTGGTGGTGTCAGTCATTGCCATTCTCCATTGCAAACACCCGCGCCACATCGGCGGTCGGGCCGTAGATCAGGGCAACGGCAAGCGCAGCCCATGCGAGGGTGAGGCGCGTCATGCGGCCACCACCCATCCATCGACCTCGCAAATGCGTTCAGCGATCCAGTCGATGCAGTTGATTGCCCAGCTATTGCCAAGTTGCTTGTATCGCGGGCCATCGGCCTGCGGTTTGGCAAGGCCGGGCAGCAGCGTGTAATCGTCGGGGAAACCTTGCAGGCGTTCGCACTCGCGCGGGGTCAGGCGGCGCACAGCCCAAGGCGTGGCAATGGCACTGGCGTTCTGATCGGTGCCGGTGGTCAGCGGGGCGGCAATGCTGCCTTCTTGATAGGCCGCGCCATCGCCTGCGATGCGGAATGCTAAGGGGATTGCAACCGACTGTATTTGACCACCACCAGTAGGGCCGCATTCAAAACCTCGGGCAAAGCTTTGCCCCGCTTTTCGGCGCGGCGGAGGATGCCCTGACAGGCTTTCGCGGTCAAATAATACCGCCGCGGCACGTCGCCAGTCTCCAATATATCCGACAACGAACACACGGCGTCGGCGCTGGGGGACAGCGAGGGGGAAGCGGCATGTTCTGACGAACTGAGCGTCCAGAACTCGGTAGGCGAACCCGTACCCGAGTTCGCCCAGCATCCCGATGAAGGCACCAAAATCCCGTCCTCCGTTTGATGACAGGACGCCGGGGACGTTCTCCCAAACCAGCCACTTGGGCCGATACCGGCCTGCAATGGCACCAAAGGTGAGCATGATGTTCCCGCGAGGGTCATCCAGCCCTTTTCGCAGGCCCGCGACTGAGAACGATTGGCAGGGGGTTCCTCCGCAGAGAACATCGACAGTTGCATCCGGCCATTCCTGAAATTTGGTCATGTCGCCCCAGTTCGGAACATCTGGGTAATGGTGGGCCAGCACGCGGCTGGCGGCCTTGTCGATCTCGGAAAAGGCAACTGGCTTCCAGCCGTAGGGGTGGAACGCGACCGATGCCGCCTCGATGCCGGAACAGACGGAAAGGTAATTCACCCCACCACCCCCTCAACGATCCCGATCACGTCGCCCACACCCCAAACCCCCATCTGTGCTTTTCGCCGAGCGGGTGCTTGTCATCGCGGGGGCGCGACTTAACGGACCAAGATTTTCCCGGCGTCACGCCAAGATAGGCCCACCCAGACGCGCGCAAGCTGGCACCGCCTTCTTCGGGCAGTGTATATGTAATCCCGCGTCGATAGCCCTTGTCCATCGCCACCCGGCGCGCTGCCCCATACAGCATAGAGCAGGCGTTTTCAGTCCCGTCAGTGCATAGCCGTGTCACTTCGACTGTGAGGCCGTCATCTAGACGTCTTGCCACAGGTCGGCCAACGATTGCCACGCCGCATAGGACGCCATCGTCATTGTGGACTGCGTGCCACCAAAGCGCACCGACCGGAACCGTATGGTGGCGGTGGTGCTCGCGAATAAAATCAAAAGCGTCTGCCTGATTGATTGGCCGCAACTCGATCATGCTGCACCTGCTTTCAGGGCTTTACCAATTGCGATGGGCGCTTCATTGAGTAACTGGATGGCATTCGCGTCCAGCATGTAGCCAATGGCGGCGCGGGACTGGCCGGACGCCTCTGCAATGGCCGCGATCAGTTCGGATTTTTTCAGTTGTTTCGTCATTGTGGTTCATTTCTAAGTCTTGTTGGTGGTGTCAGTCTGTGACCGCGAAAACGCGCGATCTTTGGCCCTTATTTATGGCTTGCAGCAATCCTTCGGCCCAAACTGCCGCGCCGGATGCGCCACGGAAGGCAACGGCGCGGTTTATCGCCCGCAATGCATCTTCGCGCCCCATGCGCCGTGCCTTTTCGATCCAATATTTGTCAGAGAGGGTTTCTCCGAGGGAGCGGCGCTCAATCAAAAACGCCGCATGAATAAGCTGCTGATGGACGCCGTCGCCTTCGCACAGCGCCATAACAAACATCATTGACCTTCGTGCGGCTTGCTCGTCCGCAGAAATGCAGTCCATCAGGGACCGGACGGCGGTGAATGTATTTGCTTCGCTGGCCCTCGCAATTCTGCGGTCATAGCCTTCGATTAGGTCGCGCGCCTTGATCGCAACCGGGTCGCCAGAGACGAGCAGCGCCTTGAATGCGTCGGTGAATGACATTGGCTTTCTGTTGCGATTGGTCCGCAGGAATCCAATTGCCTCATCCTCCATGGTGTCAGTCTCAAAGACGATGCAGGGCAGATCGACAATGTCAGATCGCTTCAGAGCGGCCTGCACGCGATGCTGGCCATCAATTACGCTCAAAACACCGTTACGAAGGCCGACAACAATTGCCCCGAACGATACCCAAGACCACTCGGAAGCAATTCTCTTGACCTTCATATCGGATGCGGAAACATCGCGCTGATAGTCATGATTAACCACAAGTTGCGACTTGTTGATCATCATCATGCGGCCCGGCTTATCGACAGATTCCCAGCCATAGGCCTTTACCTTGTCTGCCCCGGCGTGAGTTTTCTCGTTGATCCTCATTGGTCTATCCCTTTCCGGTTTCATCCCCCGGCGCGCGATTCCGTGAGTGGTGGTGCGCGCCGGGTGGCTGTCCCTGTTGCGCCGCAGTTCCCGTGCGGCTCGGGGTTGGTTAGGCGCGGCCTTCGAGTTCGGCGTCGCGCTTGGCTTGTTCGGCGCGGATTTGCGCTTCGATTTCGGTGTCGGTGGGGGGATTGGCTTGCTGCGAAAACGGATCGTCAGCCATGCGTGCCAGCAGCTCGTCAGCGCCGGTTGCGGTGGTGCGCATGGTGACCATGTATTCCGGCGTCAAAGCGCCCGTCGCGCGGCACTCTTTCCCCTCGTCGGTGTTGAACCATGCGCGAAAATGTTCGCTGCCCTTTTCGGCGGCGGCGGTGGCGAGTTCTTTGGCGCGGTCCTGCGTCATGGCGGCGGGTTGCGCTGCCACCTGCAAGCGCTTGACCGTGACAGGCTTGCGGACCTGTTTCGATTCCGCGACGACGATTTTCAGATCCTCGTCAATGTGGCTCATGGCGCGGATGCGAATTCCGCCCACTTCAAGGCCACCCCATTTGACCTTGGGATCAAGGCAAAGCTGCACAGAGCGGCCAACGAATTGCGACGTGTCAGCGCCCCAAGCCGCCATGAGGATACGGCCTGTGGTCTTGCACGGACGCCAGACTTTATGCGTTCCGGCGATGGTGATCGACACCGGCTGCTCAGTTCCGGGCGTGACCTTGACGCCCGTGATGGTGACAGTCAGGTCAGCGCCAACGAGGTCCATAGCATTGATCTGGTCGGATTTGGGGGCCAATGCGGCTGCGAAGTCGTTCATCTTAGTAAAGCTCCTGCACAATGCGTCTCTCGGTGGGGATAAGGCGCTCACCCGTGGCAAGCGCGGCGTGGTAATCGGTGATTTTGTCGCGCACCTTTTCTTCAAAGGCGGTGGCGGCTTCGATGATTGCGGTCTGCATCACGGGATCAGGCCAGATGCGGATTGCGGCCATGGGCATGCCGCTTGAATAGCTGCACAGGTCAATCCATTTGCGCTCACTCACCAGCAGCCCGGTTTGGCATTGCAGCACAAAATCCGGCGGGCAGGATGCAGGCGAAACGTGGTCGCAGATCGTCTGGAATTGCAGGCGCTGGATGCGCGATTTTGCTTCTCCAAGCCCATCCTCGCCCACCAGCCAATCCGGTGAATATCCGATGGCAAAGCCCCATTTGCGGTTGACGATAAAGCCCATGGTCTTGGTCTTGGCGATATGCTCATCATAGGCCATGCGGGCGTAAACCTCGTCTTCCGTGCCGCGCAACATGTCGTCGCTGACATAGCGCGGCTCGACAAACTGGTTCACGCGCTGCGCTGCCAACTCCCACACGTGCGCGCGGGTTTTGTCGTTGTCGGCTACCTTGCCCGTCGGCGTCATGATCAGCTTGATTTCGCTTGCCGTGAGCATGCCGCAGCGCGCGGCAAGCCATTCTTCGCTGCCCTGATCAAGCTCGGGGTAATAGGTCATGTAGTCGGGCGCGAAGGGGTCTGTGACGTGCTGCATCACATCACCACGGTGACATGCGGGATCTTGCCGCAGATCAGGGCATCAGCGATTGCGTCCGGCGTTGCCGATCCAGCCATAGAGGCGAGAGCGGCAGCAATGTCCGCCTTGATGCGGGCACGGTGCGCTTGGTCGGCCTCACGCTTGGCGCGCGCATCAGCCTCAGCCTTCTTTTGTGCCTCAAGGCGGTCGCGCTCTGCCTGCGCCGCAGCTTCCTCGCGCGCCCTGGCATCCGCCAATTCATTGGCGTGCCGTGCATCCGCATCAGCTTGGGCTTGCAGCAGTGCGGCCTCGCGGTCACGGGCCGCCTGTGCTGACCTTTCAGCCTCAGCCTTAGCGCGGGCCTCAGCTTGTTCTTGGGCAGCCTTGGCCGCAGCCAGCTTGTCGGCTTCGATCTTTGCGATACGATCCGCCTCAGCCTTTTCAGCCGCAACCCGATCCGCCTCGGCTTTCTCAGCCTCCAAGCGCAGACGCTCCGCTTCCCGCTTCTCAGCCTCAATACGCAACGCCTCGCGCGCCTCAGCTTCGGCCCGCAGCCGGTCGGCCTCATCGCGCGCAGCCTTTTCGGCGCGGAGGGCTTCCAATTCAGCTTCACGCGCCGCCCGCGCTTCTGCGGCATCAAGATCGCGCTGCCATTTCGTGGTGCAGGCTTCCAGCAATTCCTTGGCGCGCGGGGCAAATTCCTGCCAGTCGCGCGAACCATAGAAGGTGGTGGCCCTTGCCATAATGTCTTTAATCGCATCCGGATCGGCGAAAGCATCAACGCGGCCTTCATCAAACTTTGCCAGCGCGGCCTTGTGACCATCAACACGGGTGGCCTCTGCGGCCTCCCAGTCGTCAGCGGGCTTGCGCACCTGATCACGCAGCGCGGAGAGGAAGGCCTCAGCCACCTTGCGGCCAGCGTTGACAGCGTTGACTTCGCGGCGCTGCGCCTCGGTCAGGTCTTTGCCGCGACGGTCAATTTCGGCTTTCGACAGCGAAACCTTGTTTGCGGCTGACTTCATCAGTTCGCGGTCTTTTTTCACTGCCGGGTCAAGGTCTTTGACCATGTTCAGAGCGTCGGCCTTGATCTTGTTCAGCAGCGGGTCAAGGCCATTTTCGGCCTTGAACATCGTTGCAAGCGTTGTCGGTTCCGGCAGCGCAAGTGCAGTGCTTTGGGTCTGGTCGTTCATTTGGGTGCCTTCCTTGTCTTGAGATTTTTCCATGCCAATCGTCATCACACCGCCCCCAACCAAACCCGAACCGCAATCGCGCCGATGATGTAGACCACCGAAGCGCCGCCGAACGCCTTGACCACCGCGAACACAAACCGCAGCGCCTCTTGCTGCTCCTGCGCTTCGATCTGGTCCGCCATCTTCCGCGCGTCGGGCAGCAGTTCGCTGCGAAGGTCCGACCACAGCACGTTGCGGATTTCACGGGCCATCATGCGGTCATCGGCTTCGGGCGATTGGCAGAGCGTGTTGCAGGCCAGCGTCAATTCGGCACGGCTTGCCTTGCCACGGACCAGCTTGCGGGCTGCGTTCAGTTCGGCGGCGGTCGGCGGGAAATAGGTGAGGGCGTTCATGCTGCGGCCTCGTCAGTCTTCACTTCCTGCGTCGGCTTGGCGGGGCAAAACTCAATCGTCGCAAAAATCCATGCGCTGTATTTTTTCCACCACGCCAGCGCCTTGACCCCATCCATCGCGCGAATTTCTGCATCTGAAAAATTCGCCCACTTAGTCAGCCCGTGACGCTGGCAACCGATCTGCAAAACGTCTGCGGTGTAGGTGATCGGGTAGGTGTCGATCTGGATACACTTGACGTAATCATTCACGCCGTTGGCCATGTTGAGGTTGGCCCTGTTGAGGCTGGCCCCGTAGAGGCTGGCCCTGTTGAGGCTGGCCCCGTCGAGGTTGGCCCCGTCGAGGTTGGCCCCGTAGAGGTTGGCCCCGTCTAGGCTGGCCCTGTTGAGGCTGGCCCCGTAGAGGCTGGCCCCGTCTAGGCTGGCCCTGTTGAGGTTGGCCCCGTCGAGGTTGGCCCTGTTGAGGCTGGCCCCGTAGAGGCTGGCCCTGTTGAGGCTGGCCCCGTCGAGGCTGGCCCCGTCTAGGCTGGCCCCGTCGAGGCTGGCCCCGTCGAGGCTGGCCCCGTCGAGGTTGGCCCTGTTGAGGCTGGCCCTGTTCTTCACGCCCCACAGAACCGCGAGGCCAAGCTTCACGGAAGTCACCGCATCATCCGCACATTCGATTTCCGCCGTGAATTGGACCGCACCAGTCCAACGATTGAGAACGTCAAATTTCATTTCCGTTGTTCCTCTGGAGAAAAGCCCCCGGCTTGCGCTGCCACTCAGCCGGGGGAAGTTGGGCGCGGGGGAGGCTTCACCAGCCGCGCCGTGGGAGGGGGTTAGTAAGGCTTCGATGCCTTGCCTTGATCTTGCAGGCTCTTGACGCGGAAAAGTTCGTCCAGAAGCTTGTCAACATGGCCCGCCATTTGGGCGCGGAACCCATCCTTCAATGCAGCGGTAACGCTGACTGCGGCCTGCTTCATTTGCTCGGTGAAGTCATTGGCGCACACTTGCGCCATGATGTATTCGGCGCGCGTCATTGTGTCGTAGCTGGAGGTAGCCACTGCCCCATTCTTGCTGACACGTTCCGACCAGTAAGCGCCGACAATCCGATCAAGCTGCTTTGCGATTGTGGTGGCCTCGCCGCGCTTCTGACCGAAGTTGTCAACGGCAAAATACTCACGATCCAGCGCGACGTTGATTGCCTCCTGAACCCTCTCGGAGATTTCACGCTCGGCAGTTTCTGCGAAGATTTTGGCAACGCGCTTATCTACTGCATCGCGCAGCATTTCGCGCCCGCCGCCCAGATTTTCCAGCAATTGCGCAGATGCGCGGTCAATGATGGCATCATGCAGAGCGTCTTGGTCAAAAGTGATCATTTCTGGTGTCCATTTTTTGGCGCTGAACGCCGTGGGAGGGGGTTAAGCGGCGATCCTGACGACCGAAGCCTGAGCGGCGCGGAACCGGGCAATCGCAAGGCAAGCCTCGGCGTTGGCCAGCGCGCCGTCTTCGGTGCTGAAATCAACGCCGGGGCGGATGCTGTTCAGGAAGGCGTAATGGTGAGCCGCAGCCTCAACCGAACCGTTGCCCCACATCATCGCTTCGGTGTGCTTGGGCGCGGTCTTCCAGCCGGTTGCGCGGAAAGCTGCCGCCCATGCCTGCTTGTCGTCATGGGCGGCAGCGGCGCGGAAGATGATTTCACGGGCAACATCGGCGCGGGTGGCTTGCGGGACTTGGCCCAGCACGCGGGCCAGTGCGGAAACATCGGTGTGCAGGATCATTGCGGTGTTCATGGTGTTCTCCCTTGCGGCGGTTGGTGCCGGGTATGGAAAAACACTAATCCAGAAAATCTGGACTTGCAACATATAAATTCAGAAAATCTGGATTATGTTGCCCCCATCGCTGACCTGTGCCAGAATCAGGGGAACGGAATAGGATGGTGTGATGGGCCAAAGCTTGCAGAATCGACAGGACGCTGATCCGGGCGAGACGTTGTTTTTGTTGCAGGTCCATCACTCAAGCATAGCCCCATTCCAGAAAAATTGAACTCGCGGCTGTCTGGATATTGCCAATCCAGAAAATCTGGACTACGGTGGGTGCATGGATACTCACAGCGCACCCCAAATCACCGCCAAAACGATCTGCGATGCGATTGGCCGCAAGGTCATCGCTGACCATATCGGGGCAAGCCTGACCGCGGTCAGCAACGCTTCTACGGATGGGAAGTTTCCCGCCCGTTGGTATCCCGGAATCCGCGAACTTTGCGCCGCAGCTGGGCATCTTTGCCCGGATGAAGCGTTCAACTTCGTCGTTCCGGCTGCCACCCCCGCAAAACCGAACGAGGCGGCGTAATGCACGTCGCCCCGGTCGCCCTGATCGCAATGGCGGTCCTCGTCGCGTCCATCGCTGGGGCGCTGATCGTGGTGCTGTTCTTCCCGGACGAAACCCCGCGCGACGACGAATACAGCTTTTTCTGGGGAGATAACGATGACCACCGTCCCTGATTATCGGTTTGACCAGCCTGCTAACGTGCAGAGCGTCACCCCGGCGATGTATCGCGCGCGGGCCGAGCGATTGGTGCGTGCCGGGGGTGATTGGTCGCCCGCCATGGATCTGACGCTCATGGAGGCGTTGGGACGCGGTGAAGGTCTGGACAAGGCGGCGAAAGGTCTCGCCGTGCCTATGGTCGAGGCCCGCGCCCGGTTTTTCGCCATCCAGCGCGCCATGACGAGCCGCGAGTATCTGCCGATGGAAGCGCAGGCCGAATTGCTGGCCGTGCTGCGTGAGGCGGTGACTGTGGTGGTGTTCAAGTCGCGGCGGGTGAATTGAGTGACCATCGCAATCACCTCTGTTGCATCTGTCGCGCCCCTGCCGCCCGTGGTTTCCGGCTGGCTGGGATACTCTCTCAGCTACCGGCTGGAAAGCGCGGCTATCTCTGGGCCTGCCCAGACCATGTGCCAGACGCCGAAGCACGGTGGCGCGGCGCAAATTCTGGCGCTGCGGGAAATTCTGGCAGCCGAGGCCAAGCATCACCGGAACCAGCGCCGCAGCAAGCAAGCCTCTTTGACTGAGGCCGAACTGCGGGCGCTGAACAATCGGATTTTCAAGGCGGGATTGGCCGCCAAGCGTGCCGCCGACGACCGGGCGATTTGAGGGTATGGATATGGACGGCAACCATTTTCGGGAAACCGACGCTGACAAGGCCGTGCGTGACCGCGCCTATGCCGTGACCGCCGAACTGCTTCGGCAGATCGTTGAGCAGGTTGAGGCGTTTGAGGCCGAGAAGAAAAAGGCTGCGGCAGAACAGGCCAGCATCCTGACCATGGCGAAGGGCAATGGGTATGACGTGAAGGCCATCCGCAAGATCGTCGCCATGCGCAAGCGCAAGCCCGATGACCTAGCCGAAGAAGAAGCGGTGCTGGACATGTACAAAGCAGCGCTGGGGATGCAATGACCGCCGTCCTCGCTCTTGACCTTGGCACGACAACCGGATGGGCATCTGTCGCCCCCGGTCAGCCCACCATCAGCGGCACCGCATCATTCAAGCCCGGTCGCTATGAAGGCGGCGGAATGCGCTATCTGCGCTTCACCCGCTGGCTGGATGAGGTCGCGGCGGGTGCCAGCATCGTCTATTTCGAAGAGGTTCGCCGCAACGCTGCGACCGATGCCGCGCACGTCTACGGTGGCCTCATGGCAACCCTCACCGCGTGGTGCGAGTTACGCGGGATCGCCTATCAGGGCGTCCCGGTCGGCACCATCAAGAAGCATGCCACGGGCAAGGGCAACGCGCCGAAAGAGGCGATGATTGCCGCCGCCAAGCTGCGCGGGTTCAACCCGGCTGACGACAATGAGGCGGACGCTTTGGCGCTGCTGGATTGGGCGCTGTCCAATGGGTAAGCCTCACATCATATCGCAAAAGCGCATTCGTGAGGCGTGGGCTGCATCGCACACCAAGACCAAGCGCGCCGTCGCTGCCGATCTGGGCGTTGACCCGCGCACGCTGCGCAATTGGGCGCGCGATATGGGCCTCGGATGCCTGCCAGACGGGCCGCGCCCATCCTATGACGCCGATCTGCTGCGTGCAGCGTGGCTTGCTGGGGTGTCTGGGTATCAGATCGCAGCATTCTTCGGGCTGGACCAATCAACCATCAGCCACGCCGCCACGAACCGCCTCGGGCTTGAAAAGCGAAAAGCCGGGACCAAGCCAAAGATGACAATGGCGCAATTCCTTGAGGCCCGTCTTTCCGCGCGCATGGCCGAAACCGCCCGCGCCGAACGCGCCGAGTGGTGGAACGCCGAAATGGTGGACGGTCATCGCAACCGCGACAGGAGGGCCGCGTGATGGCACGTTTTAGATATGGTCCCGACAGCATCCGCGCTTTGTCGCTGGAAACCCGGATCGAAATGCTGATCCGCTACACCGAGGGGCCAGAAACCGCCGCAGAGGTCGCAGAGGCTTTTGGGCTGCGGTCTGGGCAGTTCGTCAAGAACTTCGCCCGCAATCACACTGTGGTCGAGCTTACCCTCAAGCGCATCAAGCAGGAAGAGGCACGGGAAGCCAAGGAGCGCGCCAAGCTGGAGCCGAAGCGGCTCGTGCGCGAAAAGGCCGTGGCGCGTCCTGTTGGCAATGCACCGCGTCCAGTGGCCAAGCTGTCCTGCGCGCCGTCTGTCGTAGCGCGGGCCTTACGCGCGGCGGATGAACGGCGGTCGGCGATGATCCGGGCGGTGGTGTGATGGGTGCCAACCGTTCCACAGCCGTGATGCAGCGCCGAATTGAGCCGCACACAAGCCTCGATGACTTCCCCACGCCACCTTGGGCCACCCGTGCCCTGTGTGAGCGGTTGGGTGATCTGTCTGGGCTGATCTGCCGCGAGCCTGCCGCCAACCGTGGCCATATGGTCAAGCCGCTGTGCGACGTAACAGCCTGCACCGACACATCCAGCCGGTCAGCAATTACCGAAGCAGGCGTGGATTTGTCGCACCACATGCGCCGAAACTCGGCGTTGGAGACTTTCTTGCCGCGATGGGCTGCGGTGACGGTCATAGTGCCTGCCCCATCGCCCAATCCAGCAGCGCCAAAGCGTCCGCCTCATTGTCGTCAGCCGGGTTGAACCCACGCAGCTTTGCGGCGGCAATCATCGCCTCTTTCGG